GGTGTGTGCAGGTCGACAACGCCGACCACCTCTATCTGGCCGGCAACGGCATGGTGCCGACCCACAACTCCACGCTGGCACTGGATTTCATGCGGTCCTGCTCGATCCAGCACCGGATGGCCAGCGTCATCTTCTCGCTGGAGATGAGCAAGTCCGAGATCGTGATGCGGCTGCTGTCCGCCGAAGCCAAGATCAAACTCGCCAGCATGCGGTCCGGGAAGATGAGTGACGACGACTGGACGCGGCTGGCCAAGAAGATGAGCGACATCAGCGAGGCTCCCCTCTACATCGACGACTCACCCAACCTGACCATGATGGAGATCCGAGCCAAGGCCCGCCGCCTGGCGCAAAAGGCCGATCTGAAACTGATCGTCGTCGACTACATGCAGCTGATGACCTCCGGCAAGAAGGTGGAGAGCCGCCAGCAGGAGGTCTCGGAATTCTCCCGCACGCTCAAACTGTTGGCCAAGGAACTCGACGTTCCAGTCGTGGCCATCAGCCAGCTCAACCGCGGGCCGGAACAGCGAACAGACAAGCGGCCCATGGTTTCTGACCTTCGCGAGTCGGGCAGCATCGAACAGGATAGCGACGTCGTAATGCTGCTGCACCGCCCAGACGCCTTCGAACGTGACCATCCGCAGGCCGGGGAAGCAGAGATCATCATCGGCAAGCACCGCGCAGGACCCTGCCGCTCAATCACCGTCGCCAGCCAACTCCACATGTCGAAGTTCGCCAACATGGCCAGAGGTGACTACAGCGTTGAACCGCCTACAAGAGCGGCGAATTGGTGACCAAAACAAGATCAAAGCCGCCTTATGCGCGTAGCCTACAGCAAACCGGAAGGGAAGGGAAGGCGTCATGGGCGTCTATGACACCGCCTGCCTGATCACCGGTGTGAGCCTGACCAACATCGACGCAACCGCGGTATTGCTGCGTCGCACCGCTGACGGCCAATACCATCCACTCTCGCTCGGCACCTACGGCTTCTACGACGGGTACGGATGCCTCGACGCGATCACCATAAACCGCCACACCGAAGCACTAACAACGTTCGCGTCCAACGCGTTTCGAGCCGGCCGTTTCCGCGCCCACGACTACACCCACGCCGGCGATCCACACTGGTTCGATCCCGACATCGCCATCGAATCACTGCTCTATCTCTGCGAGCGGACCACCACCTGCTCGGACCTCTACGGCGGCACCTACCCGCCCTGCACCGTGCTCGACGGCGACCCAGTAGTCATGACGATGATCGCCCAGCCCGTCTGGGACGCCATCACCGCATCCCGCAGGCCCGGCCGGCGAAACCTCGCCGCCATGGCCTTCGGCGCCGGCCTGCCCACCGCCACCGAGATCTACGGGCACGACCTGAACGGACCCCTCCAGGAGCCGCTACGCCAACTCGCGGTGATCTCCCACTTCATCGCCACCCATCCGCCGCTTCGATGGGCACCGCCAGGAGAACCCGGACAGCGCTACCCGCGCGGCGCCGGCCGCCAGTTCAGCTCCGCGGAACGCCGACAGTTCCTCGACGACGCACGCCGCGACTACCGAGCGGACGACACCATCCAAATCGCCCTCGACGTGTACATCAAGGCCGTGGATTAACAAGCGGCACAACCGCGTCACGAATTATGGGCCTGCAGGAGGAAGACACCGTGGCTAAGAAGCTCACCATCAAGCTGCCCGACCCAGGACTGCCGGCGGATCACCACCGCGACGACCAAGTGGTGTTCTACCACGGTCAACACGGCGAGTTCCTCATCAACGGAAAGGTGGCAGACCCGGCGCTGCGCGCGCCCATCACCGACGAGAATGGCAACACCTACACCGTGAAGGCCCTACGGGAGATGGCGGCCGCGGCACTGGCGGTAGCTGATGTTGCAGAGTCCATGGGGCACCCCGTCGCGTAGTGTCCGGCCGCTCCAAAGTGCAGGTCGTCGAGTCGTGGGGCAGCGCATGGCGAGGTCGGTGCGCCACGTTCCGCTATGCTGGCGTTGTCGCACAGTGTCGTCTCATCGGGAGAGGGCAGCGACTGTCTCCTAGGAGGACAGATGTTAAGTCGTCTAGCGCGTGAATTCGCCGCCGAGATCTCATCCCACGACTGGTCGGATGCGCCCTACCGCTTCGACCGCGCCGGTCACCAACGACACTGGGACTCCCGAGCCACCGACGAGCAGCTCGACCAGCGCGGCACCGAGAACGTGCTTCTGAATGTGATGGCGGTGACCGCCCAGGTACTGCGGAATCTGGATCCCAACTTCGATGTGCACGAATTTGCCGAGGCGTGCGGTGTTCCACCGTCGCGCCGGCTGAACAGCAACGGGAAACCCAGCGGCGTCATCACCAGCGGCCTGCGATGGAACCATGAGCAGCCAGGAGTGCCGCTGCCGCCAGGTGCGCCGCTGCAACGTGTCGTAATGCAGTGCACGGCACCGAATCTGATCGCCTTCAAGCGACTTCTCAAGGAAGTCGGGGCCATGAACCCCGGGCTGCCACAGACGCAGATCGAGGAGACCGAGGTCGACCCCGCCGGCGGCGCGCTGCGCACCGTCACCGTCTACGTCCGTGACTGGGACTCCGATAGAGCCGCATCCGAGGCGACGGACATGGTGCGTCGCGCCAGTGAATCTCTGCAGGGCGGAGGGCCCGTGACGCTCATCAGCGCCACCGAAGTGGGTTGCGGGAGCTGAGTTTATCGACGCCACACGTGAACGCGGTCGGTCTTCAGTGGAGCATCCTCGGGTCCCTTTACGTACGGGGCGATCCACTTCGGCCGTCGGTCGGCGTGGTTGGGCCCGCAGGCCTGCTGGCGCCAGTGACCACCTACCCACCACCGGTGCCGGTATTTGCGGTCAGCCGATGATCCGTCGTGTTCGCGCGGCGGGCTCATCGGGCGGCGCAACTCGATGATGCTAACCCGGTCCGGGTTCGGCGGCGCCGCGGCAGGCTCTTCTGCGCGGCTCCGCGGGGTGTCGTCGAAGACCCGGGTGGCAGTGACGGTGGGCTGGCCCATCAGCAGCCAGGCCGCGCCGATGACACTGACCAACGGGGACGCGTCAGCGGAGCGCGCGACCTCGGCGGTGCGTGGGACCAACGGCTGCACCATCAGGGTCGGGTTGGTCGCCCACAGCGGTGAGGAGACCCCGTAGGGGGCGATCAGCTCGGGGTTCTTGGCCAGCCGTGACAGCGGCTGCAGCTGCAGTACTCCATCGGGTCGAGACCACCACCACAGACCGTCCCAGGTGACCTCGGTTGGGTCTGTTGGGCTCAACGCGTTCCAGGGGACGTTGCCGGCGGGCTTGGCCCAGCACAGCACTCCCGTGGGGGCGGGGGCGGCGACCGCAGGAGTCCACTCGGGAAGGGAGTCAGCGGCGTCGAGTGCGACGTCCACCATGTCGCGGGAGATGCGGTTTTCCGCCGCACTGACCGTGTCCGGTTTTGGCAGTGTCCTGATTGCGCATGCTACGCGATCGGTCGCCGGAGCTGGCGGGACGAAGGAGGATATCCGTAGTGGCCCCTCCGCCGTGAAACTGGCGCACATGCCAGTGCAGATCCTGGGATAGGGTCGCGACCAGGGTGTTCGCCGACTTGGGGGATGACATGCCGAACGAACTTCACGTCGACACCGCGGGCCTGCGGTCCGCAGCTGCCAACAGCACGCTCGCGGCCGCAACCCTTGCCAGCCCCGCAATTTGCGGCTCTGCATCCTCACAGCCGAGCGGCACCGGGGTCACCGCTGTTAACGCCGCGCTAGCGGCGGTACTTCAGCGCCAGTCCAGCCGGATCAGTGGCCAAGCCAGCGATCTGACATCCAGCAGTGCCCTCTATGACACCACCGATGCGGAGGGGGCCGACGCGATCACCTCGGTGTCGGTGTGACCCCCGCGGCATCGCCAGCCGCTGTGCCGACCCGCTCAGAAATCGAGGCGTGGAGCACCACACACCTCACTGATGCCGCCAGCACCTGGCGAACCGCAGCGACCGCCTCCGAGGACGCTTTCGATCAGCACAGACAGAACATCGCAACCCCGGGCGGCACATTGTGGACCGGCGATTCCAAAGACGCTGCACTAAGCCGCGTAGCCGCCGACATCGGAGTCGTGCGCCAACAAAGCACCATTCTTCGCGGGGCCGCTCGCATCGCTGAGAACGGTGTTACCGACATCACCGCGGCCAAACGCGACGTGATAGCCGCGATCACCGCAGCCGAGGACGACGGATTCCGAGTCGGTGACGACTTGTCGGTGACCGACACCCGCCCGCCCGACATTGAGACGATGGCCGCGCGGCATACGGCCGCGGTCGAGCACGCCGAAGATATCCGCTGGAATGCCGAGCGGCTCGTGGCCACGGACACACAAGTCGGGCAGCGACTGCAAGCCACAGCCGTGGACCTGGCAGGGATCCAGTTCGACGGCGAAGGCGCTTCGCGAGACCCGACGATTCAGGCCGTCAGCAACGAACCCGATGAGACATCCTCGGACACCGGCGAAGACGGACAGACTGGCGCCGACGACACTGACGGTACTGCAAGCGGCGGACAGCCGAACCCGAAAGATCCGCACCCTGATTATCCGAACCGCAGCGCCGACGGCACCTACGGTCCTGGCAACAGTGGCGACGGCAAGGCCGCCGAGAAGGCCGCCCTCGACGAACGTGAGAAACAAACTGGCGTCCCAATCACTCGTCAACAGGTACGCGCGACCCATCCTGACGTGAAGAATCCCGAGACCGATGAACCACAACAGCGCTACTACGACGGACTCGAGCCAACCGGCAACCCCGATGAATACATCGGGATTGAGGCTAAGACCAACGAACGCGGCAGCCGGCCGAACCAAGAGCGCTTCGACGACGCCGTCACCCCCGGCCGCCCAGCCACCGCGGTACTCGACGGGCGCGAAATCACTATCGTTGACGCGCAGACCATCTACCCGCCGGAAGGCTGGAAGCCACCGTCAGCCCAGACGGAAAGCCCAGCGCTGGCACCAGTCGAGGGCGCCGCGCCTGGCGCTCCCAACCAGCCCGTGCCCCCGGGACCCCTCGCTCCCGGCTCGGGCGCGAACGTCGAGGGTGTCGTCCCCGCAACCGAGGCACCTTCACTGCCCGGGTGGGGAACACAGCTGACACCGCAGCAGATGATCGACAGCGGGGACCCGGCCCTACGGGTACTCGGACAGGAGCTTCGCCGGCGGATGGCCGAACAAGGAATCGTCGATCCGAGCGGGCTGGCCTAACCTCGTGCAGCGACGTCTCGCAAATCGATGAGTCCCCCGTCCGCGGTGTAGCCCTCCACCGGCCTCAACTCGTACCCCGGGGGAATGTCACCTGACCTGTGATAGCTCATGAAAAGTTGCGCTGCTTCCTCGGCGTCAAAAACCTCAGTCGCCCTCACCATCTCGTCACCCCTGGGCAACGAAATTGCCACGTCCAAGGGCCGTTCCCCGGTATGGGGATGGCCGATCACATACCGCACCCAGTTGGCTCCCCATTGCGCCCCGCCCGCCTTGCGAATGTCGAGCATCATGGCGTCGGCGCTACCCGCAGCCTGAAGGTACTGCTCGGTCGCCTGGTTGCGGATTTCCTCGAAGCGCTTGCCCTCGGGCAGTGCGAAGAACGTCAAGTACCAGCGGTCAGTGCCGTCTAGCTGTCGCAGCGGGCCGAGAAATTGCAGAGGTCCGGCGCCGGCGCCCATCGTCGCCGCACTGCCGCCGGTGTACACCATCGCGTGGGTCGGCCGTCCCATAGTCAGAATCCTATCGTCACACCGGACAAATCGCGGTCGCCATTTTGCATAACTCGACCCCGATACCCTGCGTCGGCGGCCGAACCGGGCTACTGCGGCCTACAGCCTGTCCAACTATCGGTCACAGCAGTGTTCCCCGGGCTACCTTCGCCTTGCGGGCAAGAGCCTCACTTCCGGAGTTTGCCGAAGCCGATCAGGAGTTCTTCGCCCGCC